ATTACTTTACAGTCTCAGTTGGCACACATATTCGTGATGGTTACATAATGTGTTGTGCACATTGGTTTAGAAAATTTCTAAAACCAGGTGCACGCATGCATTTGAACATTGGTGGAGTGTTGTATGAGATGGATTGGCCTTCTGATGCACTTATAGTGCGTCAACATGATATTGTACTGTTCAAGCTCGCAAAACATGTGCCTGTACCAGTTGGTTGTTACAAATATATAGCGAAGGCTAATAATTTGCATACAATCAAGCCAGGTCATGCCATGAACCTTTTAGTCGGTACTGCCTTAGGTGTTGCACACCTCAAGCATGCCACTTGTGGCGCGTATGCCAAGTCTATTGGTTATACAGACATTAATGATAGGTACTTGATTGAGAACTCTGTCCACTATTATACTAATAGCATTAAGGGTGATTCGGGTGCGATTGTTATGGTTGAGCGCCAAGGTGTGCCGGAGATTGTTGGCATGCACGTTGGCGTCGTGCCAGCACGTGGTCTTAGTCGTGAGCAAGCATTTTGTTTGCCCATAACTCAAGACAATTTGGATGGTATAATTAGTGCCATAGAAGGTACTAAGGAACCACATGTCACGACAGTTGAGATACAAGCCAAAATTTTGGATGAATATGATATGTATGTGCTCGAACGTATGTCTAATGCTCGTAAGCAGGACATCGCAGAGGGTACCACAGTTCACCTTGAGGAAGTCAAAGATGGCTATCTTAAGGCAACTGATGAGTGTGTGAATATAGTTAACACGCACTACACGAGTATCTTATCTATGCCATTAACTATACATTGCACAGTCACACAGGATCTTGCAGCTCATATGCCTTTCAAGGTAGATATTAAGCGCAGCGCTGTGTGTGGGTGGAATGGTGAGCCTAAGAAGGTCCCGATCAAAATAGGGCCTTTTATGTCTGAAGTCACTGGTGAACGTGTGGTTCCATTGTTCGTTGCGCTTAGCAAGGTTCGACAAACACCATTCACCATTGACCCCATCCCTTCTCGCGTCATGTCATGGTTGAAAACAAAGTATCCTCGTGACTCCAATGCTCGGATTTTATCTTGGGAGGAGTCGGCAAATGGCATGGAATCAAAGTATAACTTTGGTGCCATTAATTTGTCCACATCTTCTGGTTACCCTTGGTCTATTAAGACAAAGAAACCTGGTAAGATCGCTTATTTGAGTCGTGTTAACAATGTCATAGTCTACGAAGCACAGTTTCTCGAGCACTGTATGAAGGTGTGGGAAGACATGCTTAATGGCAGTGACATTGAGGCGACTTTTGCCGACATCATGAAAATAGAGTGTAGGGATTGGCAGAAGGTCCAGTTGGGTAAGAATAGGATTATTTCTACTTGCCCAGTGGATTACACGCTGATTTTCCGACGCTTATTTGGCTATTTCATACAGAATGTCCAAGGACAATGTGTAAATAAGCCTGTTGCAGTTGGAATCAACGCTCACTCCTGCGAATGGGAGGCTTTAGCTGCACGCATGACTCGTTTTGAGAAGGGTTCACTTATATCTGGTGACTACTCTAATTTTGATGCCAACACACCTGGAGAGGTAGTTGATGTCACAATAGAGTTTGTCAACTGGTGGTATAATGACGGGCCCATCTATGCACGTATGCGTGAAGCTTTGGCTAAACACACCAAACTTGCAGAACACATCGTTGGTGCTGACAAGTACTTTGGTTATGGTAGGCCATCTGGTGAGCCTTTCACTTCTATTGGTAATTCTCTAGTGAACTCCGTTCAATTGGCGACCGTTCTTATGAGCGATTTCCACTTGACAGAAGATCAATTCGAGATTTCTACTTATGGTGATGACAACCTGGTGCACACAGAAGTGTCTGGTATTAGAGCTAGTGATTTGGCACCGCATCTACTTCGTAGGTTTGGTGTCATTTACACTGACTTTACCAAGACTGACTCTATTTTGCACCATGACATTTATTCGGTGTCTTACCTTGGTCGATCCTTTAGGCAAAAGCGTTTTGCACCCTTATCTAAGGATGTTGTGACTGCTATTACTTATTGGATTAAGAGCAAAGGTAACGTTGACAACTTACTCATTGCCAGTTCGGAGACTTTCTTCTTAGAATTGTCTCATTGGGACGAGGAGTATTTCAACGAGCAATCCGCCAAGTATTTGGAGGTTGTTAAGGAGAAGGTGCCTGATTTACTGAACGCCATTACAGCTTCATTGAAGTCATACGATTATTATTTTGATATGAAGTATGACCCCAACCAAGCACATAGGCGCTTTGTAATTCATTCTGGTACTTCACAGGCCATGAGTGTGACTGACACGGATAACAACCAGATGACTGATAGAGCTGCGAATGACATCATTCCAACTCAAGCCGGTCAACTTGGTGATTACCATGATGCTGCACCTGTGTCCTCTGGCGCTGCCAATAGTCAGCTTATGCTCCAACCTCATCAAGACTTCAATCTTGAGACGTTTCGGCTTGACTATGCACTAGATCGTGACTATCCAGTGGCTAGTCTGAATTGGTCATCTGCGACTGCGACTAATACTCTTATGGTGACATACGACATGCCTTATACACTTTTGCTCAACGAGTTCTTGTACGATAAAGCTGGTGACTTCTTTTTAATGAAGTCCGGCTTTCGTTTCAGTTTACGCGTTGTTTCAAGCAAAATGAATGCAGGCACGTTGATGGCTGTGTATAGGCCAAGTTCTTATGCGATAGCCTACCCATTCAACTCGGTTTATGACGCTTCAGGCTCGCCGCATTGTTTAGTGTCAGCTGCTCAGAGTGACGCCGCTGTGCTAGATATACCTTTTGTACATTCGTTCAGGGGTATGCGCACGGCTTTTGGCCAACATTTGGCAAATGAGATGGGGTCTATATACATTTATTGCGTGAACCCTATCACAAATGTCATGGGTGACACAGTTCAAGCAGCAGTTTACATATCTGCCCGTTTCTTGGACACTGAACTTATGTTGCCTTATGATGGTGTTGAAGCTCCAGGCATTAGACGTGGTCGTGTGTATGAACCAGGGTTTGTGACTCATAGTGGTCGAGGTCCAATTCATCGTGAAGGTCGCAACAAATCTAAAGTTGGGAACATTAGCTCCGAGGCTGAGGACAATATTGTGACTCGCGGTGCTGCTCAAACAGTATCCTTCACGAACACGTTAGTCAACACTTTCGAGTCTGTTGGGACTGCTTTGACAGCTGTGGCATCAATTGGTGCGATGTTTGGGCTCTCTCGACCAATGTCGTTGAACAGCACCGATACAGTGCGGTTGGACCCCTTCTCGGATTTCAATTATGGTAAAGGCATCAGTTTGACGCCTAAGTTATCTAATGATCCTGAGAACCAGATTTCGACTGCTCCTGTTGTTGGTGGTATCTCTGCTGATGAGATGGATTTGAAGCGCTTTCTAGGCAAACCACGTATGGTCAACAGAGTTATCGTCTCAACTGCCATCAGTACGAGCCAGTATATAACACCTGTGGCACTAGCTGGCGACATTGCCGACACGTATGCTTCTGAACTTGGGCACCTATTCATGTATTGGAGAGGTGGGTTCAAGATCAAGATATACGTCTATGCAACGACGTTCCAGACGACCCGTGGAGTGTTTTATCTGTCCCCGACAGCCACGAACAATTGGCCTAATTGTTATCACATGTTGGTCAACTTCGAAGGTGACACGACGGTTGAGATGACTCTGCCTTATATGAATCGCAGGTTCAGTGCTGGTTGTGGTGACACAGCTGAATGGAATTTGTATTTCCTGAGGCTGGAGTCGTCAGAGCCAGTACCTGCCATTGCAATGCCAACTTGGTTAGTTGTCTACAAAGCTGTAGCATCTGACTTTGAGTTTGGCGGGCCAGTGGACATGCGCTTTATACCCAGTTCAGGGTTCGCAACCACGATGGTTGACATGGAGGTACAACATAATCCACAAGCGGATTTCGCTATGGATTTTGCGCCTTTCCAAGTCTCAATGAAAGGTTTTGATCACGAGGGCTTGCTGTGGGGTGAAAAAATCACATCACTACGAGAACTCGTACATAGACCTTATCCTATGGCTCGAAATGCAGCATTGACAACAGCTTATAGTTGGCCCGTGTACCAAGCAACGCCTTTCGTGGGTAATACCCCTGATATGTCGTTGGGAGGTTTGGAGCTAATTGGTCTGTGGTTCCGATACTGGCGGGGTTCCGTGGAGTTTATGGCGTATCAGCCTAGAATAGGTACTGGGTATCCTATGAGTATTTATCTCAAGGAGGGACCCAACACCCATTACGGTACGTACATTAGTTCGTTGAACAATATGTCTGTTAGGGCTACTGCACCTTACTACTTTCAAGATTTATATCAAGAGACTAGTGTGAACAGTACCAAAGCTTTTGTTGTAAATACGAACGCTGAAACGGTGGTGTACAAGAATGCTGGTGATGATTTCTCATTCCACTGGCAACAAGCACTTCCACCAGGCACTTGGGTCCAAAGCAACTCCACTAATGGTGGTTACTTGGAGCTCAACAATATGATCGCAAATGCTGCCGCGACATAAACACGCCTATTTTTCTTGCTTCGGCTTGATACTTGGTGTGTATTTTCTTTCATTAAAATATTCGGTGTATCGAACTTCACCCTATAATCTACATCTGTGTAGATGATAAATACAGCCGCAAAATTACTAGTTGTTCAGTATGAATATAGCCCCGTCATGAGTTCGGGTGCGCAACTATCCTGTCCAAGAGCGCTTGAGTAGACCTATTTATAGGAGCAATTTCG